TCTCTAGCTGCTGGATTCATTGTTATCCCAGCACCAAGAGGGTAAGTTTGCCCTACAATCAACCTATTCACAGGCATTCCATCTTCATCTTCTCCACTTCCTCCAAAAGCCCTAGCATGCTGTCGGTGTGTCATAGAGTCCATCTCATCTAGGATTTTAGACTCTGATAATTTTTTTGAGCCTTTTGTTATTTTATAATCAGAAAAAGCCAGCTCCCAGCTAGTTGATATGCTTTGATATTCTTCTGTATCCTTTTCTGAAGCCTTTTCAATTGACTCTGCAAGCTCTGGAAATATGCTCCTGTAAATTACCCCAGCTGCGTTTATGTAAAAAGGTTCAGTTCTGTCTGCGTAAGATTCTATATCATTATCGGCAAAATCAAACTCCTTGTCAGAGAAAGAGGCATTAATCATGTGCCCTACGATTTTTTGTTTTTGGTGTTCTATGTTTATAGGTTTGTTTACAAATCTTTTTACTGCAGCTATAGCTGTCTCAGTATCGATGCCATCTCCGTTTTTATTAAATTCATTAACAACTGCCAAATTAAAAACTACTGGCACAACGTCAATATTTTCTTCAGGGTCAAAACTTTCTGGCATAAGACCCTTAGCAGCCTCATCAACATTAGCTTGGGATATACCAAAACTAAAAAAATCTTCCTTCTCTAAAACTTTAAATTTACCAGCAAACTGACAAATTTCCAAATCCGATTTATTCATATAATTCTGTTACACTAAATTTTAGTAGAATGATATAAAATAGCTGCGCTTAAATCATCTAGTTGATGTTTAGCTCCAAATTCTAGAACTTCTGGGCTAATATCTAGATCTGCAATTTTATCAAAGTCAGCTAGGATGCTACTTAAAGCTTCATCCCAGTCGTCTTGTTTTTTAGATACAACAATAGATTCACATGCTTTTGCCACAAGGTCTTTTTTATCTTCCGACAATTCCTCGACTCCTGAGCAAAACTTCTCACGAAATTTTTCAGATGCTTTTTTCTCAAACTCAGTAACTATTTTTGTTACCTCTACTATATTTGCCTTAGAATAATGCGTTGAATTTGAAACGCCAACTGGACGACCCCCGCTTGGAGAAGGGCTTTTAACTGCATTGTCTCTTCCCTCTTCCGAGGTATTAGATTCCCCACCCTCTTCGACTTCTTCTTGTTGGTAAAGATTAATTGAGTTTACTAAAGGCATGTAATGACCGTCTTCTCTTTGTTTTTTAAATGATTTTTGAGATTTATCAAGATTTTCAGACTCTGGGAAAGATCCGCTATGAATTAGGTCCATTCCTTGTTCAGGGGTTAGTATACCGAGCTCCATCATTCGGATAGCAATCTTGTTTGTTTCACCAGACTCATTCTTGCCTACTTCAATCATTTTTGCTTGAGGCCAAACCCTCATTCCTAAAGATTTGCAAAGTTTTCTTATTTCTGGCTGAATAAAGTCCTTGATGAATAGTTCTCTAGAAAGTTTAAGTCTCTCAAGGAATATTCTCATTTTTGTTTCTCCTTGCGAGTATTTAGAATCTCCAATAAGAATGTTTTGAAGTCCATCTTTAATATCTTGATCTAATACCTGATATTTTTCTGCACCCATAACCTTCTTAAGGTCTGGTATTACAAATTCAGCTTTAGTTGTATAGTCAGAAACAAGAACCCTCCCAACGCTTTGGTTTTTGAAAATGTTTTGCATAGCAGAAAGAGCTTTATGATTAACTCCACCCTTATCTGGCTCCGCGCCCATAGTTACAAGCAATACAACGTTTTCTATAGAACGAGCAATAGCTTGATCTATCTTCTTTAGTTCCATTTTTTTATTTAGATCATCAAGAACCGCGAATCCACTAGGTATAGCCATTGGCTCATAGTCTTGTTTGCCAGCAAAAATTACATGTAGCTTCTCTGGTTCAAGTGGTATGATTGGAGTAGTAGAGCTTGATACTGCAGGGTTATTTTTTATAGTAAGCTTAACCTCTTCTGGCATAGAGTTAAAAAGCTCTCTTTCGTGCTCCGATGTTGGATTCTTAAGCCTTGATATTTCGAATGGAGTTAACACCTTATAGTATTGATACTCTGAAAATGTAACAGAACCCTTGGCAACAATGTCAGAAGGATTAACCATTATATATTTTATAGGAATTTTAGCGTTCTTTTTCGAAGAACCGTAGATTTCCATCATTTTAGTAACACTAGAGAAATCCAAGGTTCCGTCTAGCCTGAGCATAAATACATTGCCTGATCTATAGAACTCTCTGAAAAATTGATCTTGAAGGTCGTGAATTTTTATTCTTTTAAACCAAGCTTCAATGAATTTCCTTGATTTCTTTGAGCCTCCTTCTAGGTATATGTCTGTGTTGGCATATTGAGACATTAAGTCTATAGTAGACCTGAAAGCTGGTATGTTAAAGTAAGCTTTTTGGCAAAGTGAGATTGCATCAGCTGCACCTACGTTGCTATCAGAATATTCAAAAGGCAACAATCCAGCATCTATGTTTGCATACTTATTAGCTATTTTGCCAGTAGCAGCACTGTTTGTTCTAGAGGTAGATCTGTTTTCTGAGCTAGAACCTTTTCTTGAAGACGCGGCTTCACTTTCGTAAAAAGATTCGCCTACCATTTCAGGCTCGAAATCTAGAGAGTGAGCTACAGGTAGAGTAGCCTTGCTTTGATTTTTGTCAAATTTACCCCAGTACTCTGACTTCTTTGTATATTTTCTTTTCGCCATAACTCATTATACACAAAAAAAAACTAAATATCAAAGTTAACTTTAACTTTGCAAAGTTGACTTATACTTTACTTTTATGACCATTGTTTCATCGCCATCTGTTTCAGTAATGTATGTCTCTCCGTTTTCGTGCAAATCCTTCATGGCTTTTTCAGAAATAGTCATTTCGTGATCGTAATCTCTTTCTTTTTGATCGCCACCATTGTCATAGTTGTACTCAGAAGCCAAGATAAGAACTTCTTCTCCCCCAAACTCTACTGAAGCTTTTGATTTATCCTTAGCTTCCTCGAACTGCCTGTAACAAACCGCCAGTTTTTGATCGTTCTCTTTGAAATCTTTTTTTATTGTTTCAGAAGACATACAGCGAGAAACAAAGTCACTTTTCTTTTCTCTATCGTTTGGAGTTGGTAAAGGCATAACAATATTTACACTGACAATACTAAATAGTGAAGGGAATAAACGTACCTTGTGGTTTTTTGTTTACTTTAGCGTGTCTAGAATCAAAGTAAACCTTGCCAAACCAGTTTCCGAGCAATAATGCAGAATAGGAGTCTTTTCGAGCTCTATTAGGACCTGTCTGCCTTCTTAGGTTTTGCGGTAGGTTAAATTGTTGTGATCCTTGGGGGTTTGATACTACTTCAATGTTGGCACATTCTGATTTAGTCAATTCTATTATACTTTTTTGGTGATCTATAAAGTCAATCATTTTAGCTCCCTTTGAAGATGCGTTTATTTTCATATCCCATTTAAGAGACTCAATCGGTAAGTTCTTTTTTCTTTGATCATCGAAATGTGAATCAATAGCTCTAGACCCAAACAGTATTCTTTTGTGATCAATAGATGCCTGTAGTAGTTCATTTGCATTACGTATCCAGTTGACTGTAGGCTTTCTTAAAATACAGTATTTTCTTGTTTTAACATTATACTCATTCTTAAATTGAAGTATATCTGCGTGATATTGTTCAGACTTCTCTATGTCCACCTCTATAACGCCTATATCTACATTTTGGTCTTTAAACATCTGGCTTTCATTACAAGCATTAATGAATTGAACTCCTCCATTATAGTCTCCACATATGCCAATGATATTAAAGTGGGTAACCAAGTATAGGAAGTACCTCATGTGTTCTTTTAGAGAAACCCCTGCCACTGCATAACTATGAACTAAGCAAAGTTTTTGATCTTCTTGTAAAACTTTAAATACATGCATAGCAAAGTGGTCTGCGCTTGTATTTCCCGCCCAGTTAGGGTCAAATGCCATTATGTATTCGTCACTTGGATTACCTACTACCTCAACAGCAGGAAACTCTCCATCAGCAACAGTACAAGCAGCCATTTTTGATAATCTAAAGTATCCATCACTCTCATCTACAAACTGAGCACCAAATTCCCTCTTGAACTGCATTTCACTCATTGTAGCCTTCGCCTGTTTAAGCAGGTTTTGATCGTAAAGTCTAGTAGGAGCACAATCATAGCTTAATTGCATTATAAGTCTGTAAGCATCATCTGCTGCTGCATCATCATCATCCACATCCTTAAAGACCCCATTATCTGTTTCTTGTTTATCTAAAATTAAACCCTCATACCTCTTGAATAGCTTATACATGTATTCGAATTTGAAACTAGGAGATGAAAGTATTATCAGTTTATTATTAGGCCATACATACCTATCCTTTTCTTCCATCTCACCCTTTTCGATTAGGCGCGATTCTAAATTATGTAATTCGTCTCTCTCTACTGGATTTTCTATAACCCCCAAAAATGGCAAAATAACTTCATTAAAAATCTTTTCAGGTATAGTTAAAAACTCATCCAATACTATCCTATTAAATCGAAAACCCCTTAATCTCTCTCCGTTGGCTAATGGCAAGGCTGTTGCTCTACTTCCACCTATCTTCATAGTCCACTGGTCAGTTCCCTTTGTTATCTTAACACCACAATCTTTAGCTAATTTAGCCTCTGGCTTACCAAGTATGTCTTCCATTTTCTGGAAGATCATTTTTGACTGACGGAATGTACCAGCGATGACACCAATGTTGGCACTTGGGTTCAAAAGACACTCAAGAAGAACGTAAACTGCGGTAGAGTAAGTTTTTGACATACCACGGGAGAATACAAACATAGAATAGTCTGATATCATCATTCCTTTGATTGCCATAGCCTGAAAGGGAAACAGTTTTACGCCAAGGAAAAGCTCGCAAGTAAATGGGATGTTATTTCTTAGAAATTTATATAAGTAATATCGGGCATCCTCTTCTTTTAGAGAACCTTCCATTTTTTTCAGTTGTTCATTAAGTGGGGCTGAAGCGTACTCCATCCGATCCCTTTGTGTTCCTTTTACCCAAGACATATTATATTGAAATTGCTGTTTTTCTCTGACCTATACCATGAATAACTTTATCAATATGATATTGTAAATCTACGTTCCACAACTCATCCCCATGATGAAGAATAAGTGGGATTATCTTCTTTGTTCCTGCTCTATTATGAGCAAATATAAATTGTACATTTTTGGGGTAGTCTAGCATAAGTTTTCGCACATTATGCCAAACATATCCTAAATTAGATTTAAAATTAGATCCTCTATTGTCTTCTTCCAACTTCTCAATACTGGACTCAACAACAACAAACATGTAAGACCCGAATTGTACGCATCTATCCATCTCTCTTCTGAACCTGTCTATTCCAGCCCCAAAAGTTTGCCTGAAATCATCCTGTGCCTTCCTGTCAACAAACGTTTTAGTATAATATTCTCCTGCAGCTGTATAATCGCCAAAATCCAACTTATTAACTCTGTCGTTTTCAAATTTTAGTGGTTTTTTTTCTCTGGTATCAACAAAAATACACATACCACTAGTATCAGCATTCCAAAATTCTTTTGGTAGATCTTTTTTATAAATATTCTCTAATCCGACTTCTTTTGTGAAATTATCGTAAGACCCCCATAAATGCTTATACGTATATGTGTTAGCCATAAACGACAAATCATAGAATAAGTTCGGGGGTGAATATTTTATCCCCTTCTCTTGAATCTTCTTCTTGGCTTTATCTAAGACATACTCTTTAGCCTTGTTTTTAGGCTCTATTCTCAACCAATTAATGTAATTGTCAAAATGATTAAAATCATTATTAAAATAAGAATCATAAGACTTAAACTGAAGCAAATCACCAGTATACAAATCCTTCCTCTGGAAATGCTTTACATAATAATCACCAATAGTAACAGAGTGAGCCTTTAGGTGACAATGAAAACTCTTTCTGCTCTCAAACTCCTTACCACATTCCTTACATACAAAATCACTCATAACAACTCCCTTTTAGAGATACCTAATACACGCGCTTTATAATCATCCATACTCTCCAAACGATCAGCCTCTTCTTCTATTAGCTTGTTTTTCATTTCAGCCATCATTATCATTCTCTCTCGCTCTTCCTTATCCGTAAATGCCTCCACTAATGCAAAGATACTCCCATTTTCCTCTCCTTTGGCTTTTAAGCGCACCTGACGGCTTCCATTCAAATCCTTAGTCAATGACTCAATTCTCTTCTCACATTGATTCAGCTCCTCGCTAGTGGCTTTAATGAGCTCTGTGAGTCTCATGGTGACATCTCTCTCACTGTCCGAATCATTAAGCAGATTATTTAGCTTATCTATCCTAGACTGAATGTGCTTCTGCCGAACATAGTTAGTACACACTGTTACATACAAATTTAACTCATCATTAGTCAAATCTGGCTTGTCCCACACAGCTCTTACAAATTCACTCTCAAATAAATCCCTATCAGCCAAAGTATTATACTGATTTATAAAATGATTGAACCTAGGGCTCTTAAGATGATTCATTAATTGCTCTATTAGTGTTTTTTGTTTTCTTTGCAACCCACTCTCATCTAAAGTCACTCCACACCAATCATTAACCTTTTTTAACGCCTTACCCAAGGTCTTAGGAGGAGTCCAGCTCTCAGTAGTTATAATTTCATTAGCATTACTTATGTCAGGTCTGTAATTCTTTAAAAAATCAACAACCACACGATGTTTCATACTCAAACTCTTGAGTTGGCTATCCTTAAACACAAGTTTAGCTATCTCAAGTGCAGTCATACCCACTTTAACAGAATCTCCCAACAAAAACTCCTTCTGAGACTTGTCTAAACTAATATCTCCCACCTTCTTCTGAACATGGGTCTTATAATCCAACTTCTCTCTCGCCAAGAACTCTCTGACAGCACGACCCTCTTTGGATCTACCGTCCAAACTCTCATCTCCGAAAAGTTTTCGGGTTATCTTCATCAAATCTGAATCAGTCTTAAACATCTCAACAACGAAACGCATCTGCTCCTCATCCAAAACAATCTTATTATTACTCATATCAAATCCTCGTTTTTTAACACTTGCGCAGCAATTTCATAAAACTTCTTCTTCAAATTATTAATCTGCTTATACCTAGGAGTCTTACGCTTGCTAGTATCTTGCTTAAACCCAAACTCAATGGCAACTTCCTCGTCAGACTGATGCTTAACATACAACATATAATAAATCTTCCTATGCTTCTCGTTTAACTTCTCCATAACCAAACAATGAACCTTCTCTAGCTTCTCATCATAATCAAATTCAGACTCACCAACACTATCTTCTCCCCCAGAATCTAAATTAACATCCAAAGACAACGGCAATTTCAAATTATAAGCCTTCTCCTTCTTCTTACGCCACTTAGCAAAATCAACACAAGTAGAATTCTGCTTGCCATTGGCGGTAAATCCACACTCATTACCTCCACTATAAAAAGAACACCTCAAACACGGCTTCGCAAAGTTGCCATAATGATTCCTAACCAAGTTCTTTATCTGATTAGATATCAATGTACCACACCAAGGACCAAAATTCCTCTTCTGGTCCCACAAATGCCACTTATTATAAATATGTAGCCTGATTATCTGACAAACATCATCATAATCCAACCACGCCAAGGCACTCAACTGCCACTTAGCTCTATATCTGCACAAAAGACGATCAATCTCTACAACCAAATCTTCGTATTTTTTATCCATCTATATCAGTAGGCTTAGAACTTCCGCAATCACGCTCGTTTCTCTGCAAAAGCTCGTCACCATCAGGCAACTTAGATGCATCTCTAGTATAATTATCACTAGGCGCATTAGAACTACCCATAATATCACCCAATTTAACAGCATTACTATTTGTTTCAGCCGAAATTTGATTTCTCATCTTTTTCAAATCAAAAGAACCAACAATATCATCATCAGATTCAAGAGAAACATCCATCTGAGGCTTCAAAACCTTTCCCACACCAGTAACAGAGGCTTTAACCCCCATCCCAGCTCCACAACCTGCGCAAAATTTTGGCTGGCTAACTTCATATATGTTTTTATGCCCACAGGCAGTGCAGAAGATCTTGTTCATGTGAAATTTTATGTTGTTTTGTTTGTTTTATCAACTTTTTTTTAATTTATAGTCAACTTTTATTTACACTTTTTGCCTCGCGTGTGGAACTAAACCAAATTTGGGAAACTTTATTTATAGAGTAGACCACCCCCCGCTGCTTTGACACTTCGTCGGAAAAACCAAAATTTTGAGAAAACCCACCCCTAACAGCTCTAACAGCTCATCCGTGGAACAATTCCGTGGAACAATGAAAAAAAATCACCTTTTTTAACGATTTAGCTTGTAAAATCAAGCCGTTTTGGTATAATACACCCATGAAAGAAAATAACACTACACTGTCACCAGTTCCTAATCCTAATGTCCAAATCATCCTTAGCGATATGCTCGCCAAGGCTACCCGCAATCATGAGAAGCAGCTTGAGCGT